ATTACCAAACTTTCAAGAAAGCCATTCTTGCTGAAACTGCTGAGCTCCAAAACGATGAAGGTTCTACGATGACCGCTTCTGAAGCTAAATCCTATGTGGCCACGCTACCATAAATAAAGAATTATAAGAGAAAAAAATAGATGCCTATTCAGAAAATCACCACAGGTGTAATTGATGGAACCACCACCTTTGCTAATACTGCAATTAGTGGTACAATCACGGCTTCTCAGATTGCAACGGTTAATGCTTCAACAGTAACAACAGGAACATTACCATCAGCAAGGTTAGGATCGGATGTAATGGTTGCTGGTAATATGCCAGCGTTTAGTGCTTACATGACAACAAATCAAACACTAGCTTATAACTCGGCTACAAAACTTGTTTTTAACGCAGAAGAATTTGATACTGCTAGTTGTTTTGATACAAACGCATATCGCTTTACACCGACTGTGGCTGGCTACTATCAAATTAACAGTTCTATGTTTTGGGCTGGAACAGCAACTCGTAATTATTATGTTGGTAATTATATATACAAAAACGGCTCAAATATTAGAGCCACGATTCAATCTTTTATTCTTGGTGCGGGCACTGACGTTGTAATAGTTGTAACAGGTCTTATATATATGAACGGATCAACTGATTATTTGGAGAGTTATGGTTATCAAGTTGATTACACAGCTTCTGGAACTATTACCGTACTTAATAATAGTGCCTATACAACATTTAATGGCTCATTAGTGAGGGCAGCATAATGTCTTTATATAACAAAATTAAAACTTTATATCCTCAATTAGTTATTGAGGACTTTATTCCAACTAAAGGAACAATCCTATTGCGAGATGATTCAGATGGCAAAGGCGATTACATTGCCAAATGGGAACACCCTACTTTAACTAGACCAACACAAGAACAGCTTGATGCTGTAACAGAATAAATAGACCATTATGCCATTAACAAAAGTATCGTTCTCCGTAATTCAAGTTGCTAACAATGTAACTTCTACGACTGTTGGTAACACATCATCTATTCCGTCATTTACTTTTGACCAGAATGGCGTAATTACATCAGCATCAAACACAGCAATCTCTGGTGCTGGTATCACAGCAAACACAATTGCTAACTCAGCATTCCAGACAGGCTCTATTGAGAATTATAGTCGAGCTACTGGATTGTTTTCTGGTATGCGGAATAGGATTATTAATGGTGCGATGGTAATTGACCAGCGTAATGCTGGGGCTAATGTTACTCCAACATCTGATTCTACTTACACACTTGATAGATGGAAAGCAAGACTTACTCAATCATCAAAATATTCTGTTCAGCAAAATGCTGGTTCTGTAACTCCACCAGCAGGGTTTACTAATTATTTAGGTGTTACTTCTTTGTCTGCATATTCTGTTGGTGCTAGTGATTTTTTTGTTATACAGCACGTAATTGAAGGCTTTAATGTTGCCGATTTAGGTTTTGGTACGGCTAACGCTAAAACAATTACTATTAGTTTTTGGGTTCGTAGTTCATTAACTGGTACTTTTGGTGGTTCAGTTTACAATGATGGTGGTTCAAGAAACTATCCATTTACCTATACAATTTCTTCAGCAAATACTTGGGAACAAAAATCAATCACGATTGCTGGCGATACATCAGGAACATGGACAACAACTAGTGGTGCAGGACTACAACTTCAAATTGGTCTTGGTGTTGGTTCTACTTATAGCGGAACTGCTGGTGCATGGGCAGCTACAAATTACCTTTCAGCCACAGGCGCAACATCCGTAGTTGGCACAAACGGAGCAACTTTCTACATCACAGGAGTTCAGCTAGAGGTAGGCAGTACAGCTACTAGCTTTGATTACAGACAAACTGGTACAGAATTAGCTTTGTGTCAGAGGTATTATGAAAAATCATATAACCAAGGTGTAGTTGTTCCAACTGTTACATATGATGGAAATAATTTTAGAGATACATGGGCTGCAACTGCAAGCAGACCACTTTGGGATATTAATTTTGCAGTTTTAAAAAGAGCTAATCCAACTATGGTTTTTTACAGCCCAAATAGCACTACTGCTGGAAAATGCGGTGGTCCAAGCAATGCAGATTTAAACTGCACATCAAATGGATCGTATCATCATAATTTTCAATGTTATCAAAGTTCAGGAAATTCATCAGGAACAGCAGGTGCGGATTACTACCTTCAATGGTCTGCTTCAGCGGAGTTATAAATGTATAAAATAATTAAAAATTTACAAGGTCAAGAAGTAGTAGTTCAGCGTTTGTCAGATATGGCAAATATTCCATTTGATCCTGACAATACCGATTACCGAAAATACTTAGAGTGGGTTGCAGAAGGTAATACTCCAGAACCTGCTGACGAATAACAACTAAATAGACCACATAGAATAAAGGTGAACTAAAATCGGATATCTTGGCAACCAACCGCAAAGCGGCGCAATCAGGTCAGAATTCTTTACTGGCAATAACTCTACGACCACATACAACTTGGCGTATGAGTATGGCAACGAAGCTTCGGTTCTCGTATTCATTGATGGCGTAAAACAAAAGACCGATTCATATGCAGTTATTAACGGTCAAATTGTATTCACAACTGCTCCACCTACATCTGGTACAAACAACATTGAAGTTGTTTATCTTGGTGGATCAGTTGTTACAACACCATATTTGTCCGCAGATGAATTTGGTATCGTCAGAATCAACGCTAATATTCTAACACAAAATTGTAGCATCACCACAGGATATAATGCGTCCTCGGCCGGGCCATTAACAATTGCAAATTCGGTCACAGTCCAAATTGCCAATAACAGTACCTGGACAATATTTTAATGAATCCTGAAAATAGATTTTATGTTTATACTTACAGTTATCCTGATGGAACTCCGTTCTATGTTGGTAAAGGTACAAACAAAAGAATTCAACATCATCTTTTGGATGCTAAAGCAGGTAGAAAATTAAATTCATATAATATTCGTGTCATTCGTAAATTATTAATTGAAGGAAAAGAACCAATAGTTAGTAAAATTATTGACAATGTTGATGAAGAATTGGCATTTTTAGTAGAACAAGAATTTATTGCTAAATACGGCAGAAAAAATGATGGTTCAGGTATTTTAACCAATAATACAAATGGTGGTGAAGGAACTTTTGGAGCAAAAGGCATCAAAAGAACACCAGAACAAATTGCAGCAATGAAAAAAAGATTAACTGGTCTTAAACAGTCTGATGAAAGCAAAGCAAAAAAATCTTTAGCTTTGACTGGATATATACATAAAAAAATAACTTGTCCCAATTGTAATCTGACTGGTGGCGAAACAAGTATGAAACGCTGGCATTTTGATAAATGCACCGGAATTAAAAATTTCAGAGCAAGAGCATATGTGAATGGTAAAAGACACCATGTTGGTTATTATGTTAGCTTAAAAGAAGCTGAAATAGCTAAACAGAAATTTATAGAACAAAACAAGGCATAATAATGGCTGGCACGATTATAACTGATAAGATTCAAACCGAAAATTCATTTCTAACATTGAATGTTGGTGCAACACAGATTGCGACCATGAATTCTTCTGGCATATATTCGTCATCTGGTACTAAGATGATTGGTACTGATGGTTCTATTGGTAATTCTTCAATCTCTGGTGCAACTGTTTCAGGTAATTTAAATTTCGATGCAACTGGTACAACAGGCATCCGTTTACCTGCGGCTAATACATTATCATTCCATACCACAGGTACGGAAGATATGCGTATTGACTCTAGTGGCAATGTAGGTATTGGTGTTACTCCTAGCGCTTGGGCATCAGGCGATACTATTCTTCAAATAAAAGCTGGTTCAGGTTCAGGTGCTATATGGGGACGTAGCAACGCTCTAAGGCTTATAGCAAATGCTTATTACGATGGCAGTGCTTACAAATATGTAGCAAGTGATTTTGCAACCCAGCTTATTGTTAACCAGTCAACTATCGGTGGTTTCACTTGTAGCGCTGCACCAACAGGAACAGCGGGTGCAACGGCAACCTTTACTCAAATCCTTTCTTTAGAAAAAGATAAATCCCTAGCACTTCAAGG